TATAAGACTTATTAATATACACACTGTCATGGAATCGAACCAACGTCCGCAGGTACAAAGCCTGCTATTCAGCCTCTGAATTTCAATGCGTATATTAATAAGTGCTGTCTACGACCAGGAACTCCCAATCCTCAAAGGCTTCCAGCATTGCCTTGTTTTACAATCAACAGAGCCTATATCCTATCGATTGTTGATGCTACTAAGGTCATAGGGTTTTATACCCAAGAACTGTTCACACCTCCAGTATCATTCCCTTAAAATCAACCAGATTCCATATGACCTGACATGGCTAGGGCATAACCAAAGAGACCTAACTAGAAAGAGCTATGCGTACCTTTACTAGTATATACTCCTACGATTTGAGGGTAACACCAAGGGATTGCGGTGTCATAGCCTTGAGGGGTACAGTTTTGCCAGTGTTCTTATTTAAAGTATCGTACTGGCGCCAACACTATACTTTGTTTGGCCCTTGCGTATTTTTTTAGTGTGGCACAAGGTCACCCCACAGTTCTTCTAGGACAGGTTTAAGGTTATCACATCAAATCGTTCAGTTGGTTAGACGTCCCTATTGATGTATCGTCAACGCCCTAGTAGCACATAATAGGAACCACCCTACCTGTATACTCCAGCTTGTCGACTATTCCCCAGTGACCAGAGAGATCCTAAGAATTTGGCTCCTGATGCTGGACTCGAACCAGCGACATACGGATTAACAGTCCGGTGTTCTACCAACTGAACTAATCGGGAATAGACGGGAGGATAACCCTCCCTAATATTTACTCTTCAGCTTCTGGTTCAGCTTCAGGTGCTTCTTCGGCTGGCATATTTGCTTGAACAAATGCACCAATTCGAGCACGAACAGCTCCTACTGATTCAAGTTCAGATCCTTCAAATGCACCACGTTTTGAACAAATGTCAATGATTTGAATTACTGCACCAAGATCCCCAAGTCCTAAACCAGGTGCTTGTGTTTCTTCTACTTGTGTTTCTACTTGTTCCGTCATATTAACCTCCAAAAGTTGAGTTTTTTTCTAATGCAATCCAGTACTCGACGGGAGTACTGAGATTTTTAAAATGGGAAATTAATCGTTTACTAATAGTAACTTCATAATCGCCCGGTACTAGCTTAAAGTTGCCGATGTTAAAAACGAATTCGAATTCTTCATCAGCACGTTCACACCCTTCAACATCAATGTTAAAAGAGTTAGATGTTTTGTCTTTCATGTCAGTTACTACTAGAGAAATATTACTTTCACCAGCTTTACCAGTAACTACAACATCACTTACACCTAATGCACCAGCTGCTTTTCTTACAGCTTGCATATCATCTTGAGTAAAAGTAAAGCTTACTTCAGATGAAGGCATAGAAATATCTTTAGATGGTGATGTCAAGATATCAGGAGCACTAAAGAAATATTTAACAGCAGATCGACCTTGCGAGATATTTATAGAAAGAGAATCATCGGCAATAGTCAATACTGGATCATCAAACATTGATGTGACTCCAAGAAACTCATTAAGATCATAGATACCAAAAGAAGTATCGAATGTCTCACTAATTGTGGCTTTGGCTAAAATGTTTTTAGCTTCAGCGATTGTTTTTAATTCTGAACCTTCACCAATAACAATATTGCTATTGATAGCAGCAAAGTTTTTTAGAATGGCTTGAGTTTCATTAGACAGTTTCATAGTTTAACCTCATTATTAAAAGATTTATTTTTTATTTTATATGACATATTATATCATACTTTTTAGCAATTGTACACATTTATTTTTCATTTAAATCAAATTGTGTCAAAAATAACAAAGAACATGCCGCATGTGCTAGGTGATTGATTCCAGTTTCAGGATCATACTTTTCGCCTTGCATATATGCCGAAATATGTCGCATCGCTGCAGCTTGATATCTATAATCTTCAACATGTTCCCAGTTAAATCTATCGTATTTTTCAGCTCCATAAGTTAAAACCTTGACTACTTCATCAAGTGCACCAAATGGCACGAGAGAATAGTCTGGTTTGTTATCATCAAATTTTATTCCTTTATCACTCATTTTCATTACTCACTGTGTTTTGATTATCTAAATCTCCGTCAACCTTTGTGAAAAGATCTAAGAAAGCTTCTTTAGTGTCCGTATCAAATCTAGAAATACAAAGTTCAATTGCTTTCAACTTATTGTCAAATATAGAAAATGATTGAACAATGTGGCACAAACGTCTTGTAGAAATCACTTCATCTACACCACCATCTTGGTACGTTTTACGAATAGTTTCAGACCATAGAACTAAATTTTCAGCAAAATCTTTATCCACCTTTCCAAACTTTTCCATGTGCTTCATAAGAATTTTGCGTTCTGTCGCAAGCTTTGGATATGGTTGCTCTAAGGTAATAGTAAAGCGCTCTAAGAATGCTTCGTCAATAATAGTAGCTGCAATGAACTTACCATCATCAGACCCTTGACCTTTAGTATTTGCTGTAGCAAAAACATTGAAGCCATCGGCAGGTTTAATCATTTCACCAGTTTTCTTAATAAGAACTGGTTTTCCTTCCATTACACCTTGAAGAGCCATTATTTTATTGGAACCACGATCGATTTCGTCAATTAAAAGGATAGCTCCACGTTCCATAGCTTTGATCACAGGACCTTTGCTGAATACAGTTTCACCATTAATCAATCGGAAACCACCAATAAGATCATCTTCATCTGTTTCAGGAGTGATCTGTACTCGAACGTATTCACGACCAAGACGAGCACATGCTTGTTCTATCATTAAAGTTTTACCATTACCAGATAGACCAGCTATATATGCAGGATAAAAGATATTAGAGCGAATAATAGATTCGATATCTTTAAAGTTGCCCCATGGAACATAAGTAGGATCAGACTCTGGCACGAATACTTCACTGCTAACCACAGATTGCACACTACTTGACACTTTTGTTTCCTCTTTGGTATTTGATCTAAATGGACGCAATTGGGCTTCAAGGTTATATACACCTCGACGAACCTTTGGTTGGGATGTGACAAACTTGTAAGCATCACGCTCTTTCAATCCAAGGTCTGCCGCTACGCTTAAAACAGTTTTCGGATAAAACTCACTTTGGTCTGGAAAACGAGCTGCTAATTCATTTGCTAAAGTAATCATAATATAGTATCTCCATCAATTAATCAATCAATATAAGTATTATACATCAGGCAATATAGAATGTAAACCTTTTTTTTACGTTTATGCAACTAATTTTGCAAATTGTGTAGCAAATAATTTATTGGTCTTCTTAGAAGTAGCATGCTTTTTAAAAGCACGTTGAATTTCACCTTTCTTAGCATTTTCCGATACTTCAAACTCTTCATCTTCAACGCTCAAAGAATCACCTTCAGCTTTAATAATAAAAAATTCATCATAGCCAATTTTGTTTTTGAATGAGATAAACTTATTTTTATTATACTCTTTACGTAGCTCTTTTATTTTTTGGTCTGAAACATGGTGGTTATATACATTCCATATTTTTGAGCGAAAGTAATGCAATCTTTCTGCTAAAAAATAACCAATTACAGTATAATCTTCACGAAGTGCACCAAGTAAAGTTGAAGTGATACTAGATCCAGTGTTCCAGATCGAACTTGAATTATAGTACTTTCCATCCATTTCAATAGACAAACCTTTTGTTGGAACACTATTTGGCTCTTCAGACGATGATTTAATGTACATATCTTGAGCATCGCCATCTGTCATAAAAATAGCGTTAACTTTTTGAACACCGTGTTTTTTCTTAAAATCTTCTAATAAGAATCGAGAAGCCATAACAGTTTCATTAAGAGGAGTACCACCAAGTCTATCATAAACTGGGCAATAAGTAGACTTTGCGGCAATCATAAACAAATCACGAGTTGCTTCATTGTATGTAGATTTATTCATTGAAGAGCTTAAAAGATGTACAATATTTACACGATTATGATCAATAGTATCGTCATCCAGAATAGTTTTAGTGGTATTACCAGTAGTAAAACTGTACACATCAAATGGGATTTTAACTTTTTTGCAGAATTCAGAAAGAATAAGTGTTTGCTTAATAACATCACCCAATATGCCGTACATTGAACCAGAGAAATCAAGGAACATTACCATACCATGAGACTTGGCATCTGCTAAAGTAGTAACACTATTAAAGATATCATCTGTTACTTTATAAGCATGGAGCTTATTCATATTGAGTGAACCTGAACGGGAAGTTTGAGAGCGGTTATAGCGATAAGCCATTTTGCGCATTTCAAACTCTTTAGACATAATTCCAATAAACTTTTTAGAATCATTTTTAAAATCGTTCAGCTCAGTTTCAAAAGCTACAACATCATCGATATCATTATAAGTTGAGCGAAGCTTAGAAATCTTTTCATATGGAGTTAGCATATCATCAAGTTGTTTGCGAGTGATTGCATGTACAATTTTCTTTTGATATCCACGATCGTCAGTATCTAAAAGATCTTTTTCTTTAGACCGAAAAGCATCTTCAGTGATAGAAGCGTGTGGATCAAGCTCTACATCTGTTTTAGAAGAGCTCGAAGAATTATCTTCTTCTCGATCAATATCGTCGATTTGACTACTAGTGCTATTGTCAGAAGGTGAATCAGTTTGGTTTGACGGATCTTCTCCGGTAGTTTCTGCATCGCTTTCTGACTGATATTGTTCAGAATTATCAGAAGACTGTTCATTTTGATCGACATCATCAGAGTTGCTTTCATTACTTTTTTCTTGAGCATCTTTTTTATTTTCCTCATTAAATTTGTATAAAGCTTTACAAGCCTCTATTACGTCTTCCCATGTTTCTACTGCAAAGGCCTGATCCACAACATTACGTTCAGATTCAGAAAAATCAACATCGATCAAATTGCGAAGTTTAGCTTTTAAGTTAATACGATCCATTAAATTAATAGTATTAACATCAACTTGATTAGCTTTAATGCTAAAAAAGTCTTGATCATTAAGAATATTATAACCACGTTTAAATGAACCAGCTAAGCCTGGATAGGTACGCTGAATCATTTTTTCAATACGAATATCTTCAATAATATTTAAATAGTTGAGTGGAATACCAATGCTGTCATTTTCTTTTAAACCATCTATAGGTGTATAGAGTGCATGTCCAACCTCGTGTCCAACAAGAAGATCATATACATCCTTACCCATATCCTTCCACTTAGGAAGTCCTAGAACCCTCTTCTCGACATCAAAGAAGGCTGTTCTATAATTACCGTGTTTGACAGTAATATTTTCTTTAGCTAGTAGTTTGGCAATCATTGTATTCATATCAATCTCCATCAATCTATAGTAGTATTATACCAAAGTTTTTAGAGAAAGTAAACAATTATTTTAAAATAAATTTAATATTATCCATTTCCAATCGCCATTTTAGAAAAGTTGTGTTCTTTTGTGAATTCAATTTTAGATCTAAACTTGCCGTCTAATAGATCACCTTTGTGAGAAATAACAAAAATATTTGCATTATCATCAAATGTACTAAGAATTTTCATTAGATTGTCAATTCCGTCATGGTCAAGAGAAGAGTCAAATGTTTCATCAAGTATTAACAAGTTTGTAGAAGCTGAGTTTTTCATCTTTGCAATTTGTCGCCAAGTGAACAATAACGCTAAATCGATACGCTGTTTTTCACCTTCTGAGAATGAAGAATAATTAAAAGCATCACGGTATCTTGATCTAATAGTTTCATTAAAGTTTTCATCTAAGTTAAACTGAACAAAGAAGTCTAAGACTTGAAGATATTTGTTTACAAGATTGTTCATTACTGGTAAATATTCTTTAATGATTTTAGTCTTGATACCAGTATCTTTAAGCATTTCAGAGCAAACTTCGTAGTAAATACGTTGTTCATTCATTTCAAGCTTTCGCTCAGTTAGAGTTTCTTTTTCTTCTTGTTGTTGTGACAAGTTCTTATTAGCTTCACCAAGATCACCCTCACGCGAGCTTAAGTTAGCAATGTCGTTTTCAAAAGACTGAGTCTGTTCCTGAAGTCTTTGAATCTCACGATTATTAGAAGAAACTGATAGTGTCCATTCTCTAACCTGTTCAGATATTTTACTAAGTTCGGCAATAGATGACTCAATTAAAGAAGATTCTTCAGTCACCTTAGAGATAGCTTCATTGAGTTCTTTTGCTTTAGACTTAGCTAGCTCCAATTTAGATTGTCGAACGTCTTCACTGATGTTCTGAGAGCATGTGGGACACGATTCATTTTCTTCATAAAACTTTGCGTCACCAACTACACCACGGATTTGCTGTTCAAATTGCGCTTTGAATTGCATTAGCTTTTGTTTTTTATCTTGAGACTTATCAAGGTTTTCTTTCAAACCATTTGATGCTTTTTCAATTTGTTCAGTAAGAGAAGTATTTTCTTTTTGAATTTGATCAATCGAAGCTTTAAAAGACTCAATGTCAACTTGTTTCTTTTTAATGTGTTCATCATTCAATTCAGTGATTTCGCGGATATATTTTCGCTGAAGTTCAATCTTGTCTTTTAATAGTTCCACCTGGTAATTAACATCTTTGATTTGTTCTTTTACTCGGGTTGAACGCTCTTTTAACAGCCCGTTCATCTTAGAAAATACACCAATATCCAAAAGATCTTCGATTACCTCACGACGATGCCCTGATGCTAATTGCATAAAGGGAATAAACGAAGATGATCCAAGTACCACTACCTGATGGAATGATTTGTGATTAAGCTTTAAAATGTTTTGTTCTAAAAATTTCTGGTAATCACGTGCAGATGATGATTGGTTAATCATTTTGTCATTTTGATAGATTTCAAACTTACCAGGTTTAATACCACGGAGTATTTTAAATTGATGTTTACCAATCGAGAATTCTACTTCAACTTCTGTCTTTTTACCATTAATACTGTTGATCAATTGGTCTTTTTTGATATCGCGATGAGGCTTACCAAATAAACCAAATGAAAGTGCATCTAGTAAAGTAGATTTACCGGCACCATTATGACCAACAATTAAAGTAGTTGGGCTTCTATTCATTTCAACCTCAGTGAACTTATCACCTGTTGATAGGAAGTTGCGCCATCTTACTTTTTCAAATACTATCATTAAGAAATCTCCGCGTTTTGTGCTTCAACATATAGGCCACGCATAAGCAATTTAATTTTATCTTTGTCTAGTTCGGTGTCAACATTTTCAATATAAGAATCTAAAAGTTCGGTTGTATCTTCAACAGAAATACCTTCATCTTCTACGTTGACACCAACAAATTCGTCGAATGTTTCAGCAATCTTAAGATCATGTACACCAATTTGATTTAAACGATCAATGAATCTATCAAAGATGAATGGATCTTCTTTTTTGATTACCACTACTTTGATAAACTTATCTTTCAAATTGCTAATATCTAGACTATTATAATCGGTTTTGCTGTCGTCGTAAACAACTTTTTCAAATATATTTAACGGGTTTAGAACTGGTGTTAGTTCACGAGTTTCAGTATCAAAAATGTGAAAATACTTAGGGTCATTGGCATCAGCCCATGTGAACTCCATTTGTGATCCAAGATACTTTATATTCCCTTGTTCTGATCTAGTATGAAAGTGACCAGACCAAACTTGATCGAATCTATCAAAGTGTTTTGTTTCCATACCATGAGTATTTTTAACGCCTCTCATCATATCGAAGCCAACAAGTTCTAAGTGAGCACCTAAAATAGAAGCTTTGCACTTTTTAATAAATTCAATTGATTCATGATAGTTTTCATTATTGATCCAAGGCACTAGAGCCACCTTACACCCATCATAATCCATAACCTTAGGTTCCATTATAATGTTTACTTCGTTCATGTAGTGGCCCATCAGTTCAAGGAGAGAGCACAATTCATTGGTATTCTTATAGTAGACATCGTGATTACCTGGAATAATGTCCATGGTAATGCCGTATTCTCGAAGTTTATCTAAGAAAGATTCTCGATTGTCGTTTAATGCTTTAAAGTTAACATATTTGCGGTGATCATAGTAGTCACCAAGGTGTAAGATTTGTTTAATGCCATTTTCATTTAAATATGGAAAGAAAACATCTTCATAGAATTTTCGTTGATATTCAATAAAAATATCAGAAGAATTACGTACACCGCAATGTGTATCATTTAAAATTGCAATCTTCATTATATAATTTTCCTTTGTGGTTTCCATCCAAGCTTTTTCAACCAAAGTACATCAGCTTTAGTCTTAGTTCTTTCGTTTTTAGCGCTATCAATAACTCGTGTTGGATATGTATTATGCTTCCAATACTTGTCAAATACATCAATTACTTTAACGTCGTCACCAGTTCCTATATCGACAACACTACAATCTATTATATCATACTTTTCTACAATTGTACATATAGCAGAGCATAAATCTTCAATATGAATAAAATCGCGAGTATGATCTTCATTGATATAGCTAATGTCACCTGCCGCTATTCTTTTAAATAGCATGTCGTCTCTACCAGGCCAGACTGTATGAAATCTCATTCCAATTGAAGCTACGTCAAAATATTTAGATGTTTCTTCACAAACTCTTTTAGTCATAGCATAAGGATTTAACCACCATTCATGTGCATTTGAAGATGATGCATAAAGAACTTTACAACCGTTAGACTCAGCAAATTTAAAAGCTTCGGTGGTTCCATTTACGTTGGTATCCCAATAATAGTCAGGTTCACTTAAAGATTCTTTTACTCCAGGCTTTGCCGCAAGATGGATTAAAAAGTCGAATTTTATGTTATTGTATTTTTGCCAAGACGTACTATCGCGAATATCACCTTCAAATCTAACAATGTCATATCCTTTATCTTCCATATATTCAGATAAAGCAGAACCAATCATACCTTGGTGCTTCCATTTGACACCAGTCATTAATATTTTCATAATTTTCGTACTTTCTGATTTGATTTTCTTGCAGCTTCGATCACAGTTAATTCCGACATATTATCTCGAGCAAAGGTAGTAAATGCTTTAGTATCTTTAGGAAGACAATCTCCACCCCAGCCTCTTTGACCATCAAATCCTGGTACATCAAAGTGAGAATTTCCCATACGATCATCTAGTTTTAAAGCGTTTATGACTTCATTATAGTTGATATCAAGGTTGTCGCATAAATCATAAATTTCATTGAAGAAAGAAAGTTTGGTTGCTAGAAATGAATTAACCGAGTATTTCATAACAGCAGCTTCAGTTGGTTTAATAAATCGAACAGATTCAAGCTTTGGCAATAAGTCTTTAAAAATATCGTACCAATATGAAACCATACCACCCGAAAAAACAATGAACTTAGATTCTTCAAAGTCTTTTATAGAGTTTCTTGCGGTCAAAAACTCTGGAGAGAAAGCAACATTATTTTTGACATTTTCTTCAGCAAACTTTGGAGTAATAGTTGATTTAATAAGAACAGGAATGTTATCAGGAATCTTTTCTAAATAATTAGAAATAATTGAATGATCAACCACTCCACCCATTTTAGTTGGAGCGGGTAAGCATAGTATTATACCTTCTACATCGTATTTCTCGGGGGTGTCTTCAAAACCTAAAGCAGGATCAATTATATTAACCTTATAGCTTTTTTCTAAAGTTGCCACCACTGCTTTACCCACAAATCCATAACCAATAACAGTAAATTTCACTTTATTCTCCCATAAAGAGTTCAAGACCTTTTTTCTTGTTTTCTTTTATTTTTTCTTTTTCTTCTGCAGCAAATTCTTTAACTTTAGAATCTTGAGTGCGAATCTTATCAATACGATCGCGAAGATCATCTACAAACATTCTTTCAACTTCGTGCCTAGATGAAGCATCTTGACTATCATAGTGGATAAAGTCTTCAATACCTGATGTTTCAATGTATTTGAATTTTAAGTCTTGTTGTTTCTTTTCTTTGGCAATGCGTCTTAAGAAAGCATAGTAGCAAATTTGAGTAAAATAAGCAAATGCGTTTGGATTACCGGTTCGAGTAGCGGCGTCAATATTGTAGTTATTGATTGCTTTTAGACAATTCTCAACTCCATCCATAACCATTTCTTCACGATAGGTATAACGAATAAAGTTAGATTTGTGGGATAGGCCTTCAGATATTTTTAAGAAGCATGTTGCAACGTAATTAGGTACCTTAGGTATTTCTTTATCTTCGCCTTTGGCGACAGTAACTGATTTTACGTATTCAACTACAGCTAGTGAGAACTCACGGTTGTTGACGTAATGTGGTTTATCTTTAGGTTTTACTTTTTGTGTCATAACATACTCCTAGTATATTTTATCTTGGTATTATTATACCAAAACTCTAAGGAAAAGTACACATATATTTTTATTTAAATTAATTTAAAAAAACTGTGTACAAATGGTCAATTATGTGATATAATAGAATAGTATATTCGAGGAGACAGGAGTATACTAAATTAGTGGTATGTATTGTCCACTTTTATATCATCATTTAATGTTTCAGGTTGTTCATTAATACAATATTGAATGTATTCTTTTTTAACAAGATCGACTACGTCCGATTGTGCAACAATCGTATTTGGATTAAACATGATGATGTTCTTTTTACTGGTAGGAATATAATCACTCATGATATAGTTCATAGTATTATCGTGCTTTATATAGTCTAGCTTTACTGGATACTCGAGATAGATTGAACCGGTATCTTTCTCTAGTCCAGCAACTAAACCAATAACATCATCACCCGACACTAGTTTAAAGTGTCTAATATTTAAATCATCATATGCGCTCTTCATGTTATTATATATCAATCTCGTATATTTTGTATTTGAATTTTTCTTTAGTATAGATCTTTATTCTTTCAGCTGCATGATTTAGGGTATAGTTCTTTCTTGACTTCCAGTGTAAATCATCTGCAATATCAAATAATTTAGTACCTTTACCATCATCAGACTTACGTAATCCACGACCAATTGATTGTAATATTTTGATTTGAGACTTTGATGGTGATGCAAATATAATATTGTGTAGATTTCTAATATTGACACCAGTAGAGAATGTACCTAATGATGCCACAATAATTGCATTTTTCTCGGTTTCAGTGATTCGTCTGATTTCTTCTCGAGTATCAACACCAGTTTCACCTGACACGTAAAAGATCTTTCTACGACTATGTGCTCTATCTTTAATCATATTGTAAAGTGGCTTACCGTGTTTATCCACGAATTGAAACAATACTAAAGTATTACCATCTTGATCTAATGCTAAATTAGTAATTAATTGATTACGTTTTTCGTGAGTAACAATATAATCAACTTCATCTTGGTATTTCTTTTTACCAAATTGACGGCGCACCTGTTCATCATGTTTTAGTAATAGTATTGATATGTCAAGGTCAGATAGGGCTCCCTCGTCCATCAGTTTCTTCGTGGTGGTCACATAAAATGCTTTACCAAATAACCCTTCCAGTACTAATTTGTGAGTCTGAGTGCCATCTAGTGTCCCTGTAGTACCAAATCTATATTCAGCATCTTTTAGTTTAGTAAGAATACTTGTTAATGATTTTGCTTTAAAGTTGTGAGCTTCATCTCCAATGACACATCCAAACTGTTGGAACCACTCGGTAGGCATTTTATAAATCGATTGCCATGTTGATATTACTACACGTTCTTTGTCTGCAAACTTAGGACGGCCTGAATAAATCATATGACACGTTTTTTCGTCAAAGCCATCATCATGTTTGGAGTAGTCCGCAAAATCAGAATACATTTGACTTACAAGAGAAGTTGTTGGGACTATGATTAAAGCTTTTTTCTGACGGTTAGCTAGGTAATATCTTAATAAAGAATAAATGATCAGAGATTTACCAGATGCTGTGGGTGAGATTAAAAGCGCTTGCTTTTTTCTCAATCCATGTTCTATGGCTGTTAACTGATAATCACGAGCTTCGATTGGTTTACTAGCTGCCGTTAAAGTCAAGTCTTTCATATATGACATATCAACTTCATGATCTATACCAGGCATGCCATAATAATTATCAAATTCTAATTCAATTCTATAATCACGACCTTCAGCATTAGCAAATTCTTTAATATATTCAAATAGACCCGAATAAATTTCTTTAGTTCTAGTATCAAAAAGACGTATTTTACCATCCCACATTTTATTTTTATATGCAGGCATGAACTTATAACCTGGGACAAAGAAAGTAAAAAAGTCCGAAAGTTCGTTAGCTATAGAAGGATCACACTCTACCGTAATAAATGCATGGTTTTTCTTTTTGATTTTTAGTATATCCATTATGCCCCGCTTGTAAAGCGTCTCCAGTCAATCATATTTCTAATAGTTTGATGTCGCCACTTGACGTTTTGAAGTATTTCATCTAAAGTATCTATAAGAGTTTGAAGATACTCAACTTGATCGTTTAATTTGACAATGTCAGGATCTGAATTATAATAATAATCCATTTCACCTTTTAAAGGTTTTGCTAATCCATTATAAGGATCATATTCCCATCCACGATCATCAATTTGCTCTTTTGACATTTTGCCGTTATACCATAACCATTTGTCGCGAAGCAGAGTTTTCATTTGAGAATCTCTTCTTTGTTTTTGTAGTTTAGTGGTCATGAGAAGTTCTAGGTATTTGCCGTGAAGTTTTGCGGTATCACGTGAAGCATCATCTAAGTTCATCTCATCAATAGGAGAATCTTTTTTCCACATTTCAAGTATTGTATCAAGATTTAACATAATATTCCTTCATAAAGTAGTGTTTCAAATATTTATTATACCATAATTTTATACAAATTTAAAATAGCTATATTGGAAGCTAACATTAGCAATCAAATAGTTCGTATCCGTGATTGTTGTGTCAAATGGTAAAGAACTTAAATTAATTGGATAAGCGTCAACAAAGACAATTTCCTTTGCTACGTTATTGTGACTTGTTAGAATTTGTAAAGTAAGATCTCGTGTTTTGCGTGAAGATCTTAGATTATCTACTTCGTTTACCATACCAAACATCCAGTCATGAATTTCTTCATAGTTTTTTAGATATTCATCTACTAAGAATGTTAATTCAAATGTGCCATAATCTACTTTATCTGGTGCTGCAGTGATGTTTCGTTTTGGTGTATTGAATTGTGCACCATTGATTGCCATATCGGGAAGTGCAACAGTTTGGATAGTGTATTCCACATTTGGGAATTTTAGTTTATCCAATGCTAGACGGAATGAAACTCCATTAGCAAAAGATAGTGTTTCGTTTAAATCGCTGGTTTTTTCAACGTTAAAATTTATGTGCTTTTCGTATGGCATAGTAACCTCGATATTGATTTATACCACTATTTATACACATAAAAAAAGGG